AGTATGTGAGCCCTCCCCAGTATAACCCTACCCGTTCGAATCCAACCCATACCAACCCAAACCAACCCTCACCCCTCACACGCGACCTAGCAAGCTATCAACCTATCAGCACCGGCTCAAATTTTCCGAAATTCCCGCTTGACACCCTCCCGAATCACATGAGACAATATCGCTGCAAGCGAAACATCTCAACAGCACCCGAAAGGAGGAAACCCAATGCCATACGTAAACAAAATCAAACGTACCATCACCACAAGCGCGTGCCTAGGCCAGTGCGTCAATGAGTACGGCGAATTCGAAGATTTCGTTGACGTCATCGCGCAGGATGTGTCCTGCGACAAAGCCAGCGTCATTCTTCGCAAGAAGTGGCACAACCAGTCAATCGTTATCAACAAGATTGACAAAGAAACCCACGTGTACGAAATGTCCGTGGAAGAGTTCATTGCAACAGCCAACCAGATTGAGTAAAGGAGAAACAATCATGGCAGAAGAAATCACCCTCGCAAACGAAACCACCGCTATCGAAACCACTCGTGAAACCACGTGTTCCGCGCTCGCATTCGACACTCAGTCCCGAATGGGCAAGGTGAAGCTTTTCAATGCGTTGAACAGCGCCGAATCGCTCAATGATTCCCATATTGACCGATTGACGCTCCAGGGAGTTATCGTTCAGTCGGGTACTCGAGTTGATACCATGACGGGCGAAGCGTCCCCCGCCAAGTTCACCACTTTCATCACCGAAGACGGCGCGTATTTCTCGCAGTCCGACGGCATCGCGCGTTCGGCTGAAAACCTCGTGGCCGCTTTCGGCGAGGACTTCGCGGACGAGCCCATTACCATCGAGTTCGGCACGAAACAGCTCCAGGGTGGCCGTTCCCTGAAGTATTTTAGCGTGGTTCAGTAACATAACGGTATCAAAGGTTGGAAGAGTTGAAGGGCTGCGAATAGTGGCCCTTTTTAGTCCGAGGGGCGATACCTATGGCGAATACAGTCGATGTAAGCTTGGATGATATTCGTACTTTGCAAAAGCGAACGCGCGACAAGGAATACCGATTGCGCAAGCAGGGAGCATTACAGGAGAGTATCGACAAGGTATCGCCGCGTGAATCATGGGGAAGCGTAAAGGCCATGACGCCTGTTCAGCGTAGGCGATATGCCAGGCGGCTCGACCGATTCAATAAAAAAGGGGCTTACGTTGGCTCGGCTTCTGGCGATGTTATTCCCAAGTCATATATTACCCAGTCGCGCAAGCTTATTCAGGCGCACAACAAGTTTGTTGCCAGCGAGACCAAGCGCATACAAGGTATTGCGCCTGATTTGTGGGAGCAATACCGTGCTCGACAGATAGGCATTCTCGCGCATGAAGCGTCTATTGGCGGTCTGCTCACACCAGTCGATGTGCGGAAAATGGTCGCGCCACGCTCGCTTGAGGTAGCCAAGCGGCGCGTAAAGAATTTTGAAGCACGCAACAAGAGAAAGTTCAGCTTCTATCGCCGAATTCAGCGTGAAAACATGACGGCGATGTTAAACGAGCTCGGGCTATATGATTTGAGCGAGCTTGTGCGCCGCATGAGCAACGACCAATTCGACGTGCTCTCGTCTGTATTGCCTACGTGGGAGGTGTTGACAGTGCATTATGCTGATGTTAGTTCTGGCAACGAGGAATATGCAGACGTCCGCTCATATGTGTATAAGGCATCTATGCTTGGCAAGAAGGACTACAAGCGTTCCTTGGCTGGGTTGGAGCGCAACCGTGCCAAGCGCAATGCCAAGGGTATGTCACGCGCGTTTTCTGAGCTTGAATAATGCCGTCCGTATTTACCGCAGACTTCGAGACCACCACAGACCCAGACGATTGCCGCGTTTGGGCCTGGGCTGTTTGCGAGGTCGCTAACCCAGACAACATAAAATATGGCAATTCGATTAAGTCATTCATGCATTGGCTATCCCGGGGAGAGTGCTCCGTGGCCTGGTTCCACAACCTCGGGTTCGACGGAAAATTCATTATAGACTATCTTATGCGCTGCGGCTACGAATGGGTCCCCGAGTATCCGCGTTGCGGAGAATTCACGTCTCTCATATCGAACAAGGGCAAATTCTATCAAATCGAGATTCATTTCATGAATGGGCAGCGCGTCATTTATCAGGATAGCCTGAAAGTTTTCCCCATGTCGGTGGACAAATTGGGGAAAACCTTCAATACGCCTGAACAAAAGGGCAGCATCGATTATCGGGCGTACCGCGAGCCTGGGCATAAGCTCACACCGGAAGAAGTCGAATATATCTGCCATGACGTGCAGATACCAGCTCATGCGCTCTATCAGAACTTCGAGCAGGATTTGGAGAAAATGACGATAGGCGCGAATGCGTTCGACTTCTTCAAGAAGCAGCTCGGAAAGAAGAAATTCAAGGCCTGGTTTCCGACGCTTTCGCTCGAAGCCGACGCGGATATACGCAAGTCGTATCGCGGTGGGTTCACTTATGTTGAGCCAAAGTATGCAGGCAAGGCCGTGGGGCCTGGCGTGTCAGTGGACTACAATTCGATGTATCCCTCGGTCATGAAGAAGTATCCCTATCCATGCGGCGTGCCGATTCTTTTCGAGGGAGAGTACGAATACGATAAGCAATATCCGCTTTACGTGCAACGAATGGTCGTTGAATTCTCTCTCAAAGAGGATGGAATACCCTGCATTCAGCTCAAAGGCAAGGGGTTCTATGGACAGCATGAATACGTGCGCGAGACGATTTCGCCAGTTGAGATAACCGTTACTTCGGTCGATTGGGAGATTATGCAGCGCATGTACGATATCGACGTTATCGAGTACGCTGGCGGATACAAGTTCCAGCAGCGCAGGGGGATGTTTGATGCGTATATCGACTATTGGGGCCATGTGAAGGAAACGTCAACAGGCGGAATGCGGCAGCTTGCGAAACTGATGCTCAATAACCTTTATGGAAAGTTCGCGACAAACCCTGACGTTACTTCGAAACGTCCCGTGATGATTGACGGCACTGTGCATTACGTGCTCGGAGAAGCAGAATATCGAGACCCGGTGTATCTTCCTGTGGCAACGTTTTGCACAGCATATGCCAGGCGCGAATTGCTGTTCGCCATCATGGATAATCGCGACCGTTTTGTTTACTGCGATACCGATTCTATGCATCTGCTCGGCACTGAAACGCCTAGCGGCATCCCCATTGACGATACGGCGCTATGCAATTGGAAGGTTGAGGGTTCATTCAGCAGGGCGAAGCACCTTCGCACTAAGGCTTATATTTGGGACTTGAACGGGAAATTCTCGGTCACGTGCGCAGGCATGCCTGATTCGGTTAAGCGTCTCGTGGATTGGGACAATTTCGAATATGGTTTTTCCAATTCGTTCGAGGATAGGGACGGGAAGGAAAAAGTTTGCCCGTTGTTCGCAAAGCTCATGCCTAAAACCGTGCCAGGCGGCGTGGTATTGGTTGACAGCGTGTATAGGCTTCATCCATAATGTAATAGCTCGGTGCGTTCTTTTCATGCCGCAGGCGGATAGATGGCGCGACCGCAACCCTAACAGGGACCGCGCCCAGTGGGCACACTTCCATGGGCTAGGAACGTGAGCTGGGCAACCTTTGAAACCCCACCCGAAACACGGGCTGGGGTTTCGTGCTATTATATGGCCGTTCATATCGTCGCGAATATGGAGGTGCTAGTATGGACGAAACCCAGGCGGCAGAGACCGAGGCAGAGGAAACCCGCGAAGAGGAAAGCGGAGACCCCGCCGAGGAAGAGGAAGCCCAGGAACAGCAGCAGGAAGTCGAAGAGCATGATTGGGGCGAAGTGGAACAGCTTCGTGAGCAGTTTTCCGCGATGCAAGACGAGCTTGCGGCAGTCAAAGAAGCGCTCGCGACCATTTCCATCGGCCGCGAGGATGCGGATACCGACCCAGAGCCGGAAGATTTCGGTGAGGATGGCGAAGCTCTCGACCTCGATTCCATGCTCGGATTGTAAGGAGATACCATGGCAGCAAAATCTAAATTGACAAATGAAGAGGGCCGTTTGAATCTGACCAATGCCCAGATTCTTGATACCGTGCGCAAGTATGCGCCAAACGACTACAAAGAGCGCGTACCCGCTACCACTCAAGGCAGCGTCGCGGCTACGCTGCAGGCGATGAACAACTATACGCCCAATTGGGATGTGTTTTGGAATGTGTTCCTCGGCCGTATCGGCCGCGTGCAAATCAACGACCGCATGAATTTCACCAACCCTCTGGCGAAGCTCAAGCGTCCTGCGTTGCGTTACGGCCGTACCATTCAAGAAGTTCAGGCGAATCTTATCAAGGCGCGTGCGTACGACGCGAAAGCCGAGAACGTCTTCGGGCGCGAGGGCCGCGAGCCTGACATCCATCAGATTTTCCATACCGAGAATCGTCGTGATAAATACACCATCAATATTCCAATGGAGGACGTTTTGCGCGGTTCGTTCATCGAGGGCGAATCCATCTCCGCGTTCTTCAATTCGCTCACCGAAGCTCCCATCGCTTCGGCGAACAACGACGAGTATCTGCTGATGCGTTCGCTCACAGAGACCTACGACAATCTGTGGGGCTTTTGGAACATTCAGGTTGATGATTTGCACAACTTGGGGAACGATCTGAATACGCAGGTGGAGCGCGGCATCAAGCTTATTCGCGCAATGAATGCTACCTATACCAAAATGAAGTATTTCCGCACCGAGTATTCGCCTGAGGGCCGCAACAAGGGACTTGCGACTAAATCGAACCGCCTTATCGCGATTATCGACGCTGACGTGAACGCTGCGCTCGAAGCCGCCAACATGTCTTTCGCTTTCCACAATGAGGGCCAAAAGCTTGTGGCCGACGATATCATTGTGCTCGACGAGCTGCCTATTTCGGGTTGCCAGGCGCTTTTGCTTGACGAGGAATGGTTCCAGGTCGCGGACACCTTGGGTCCGCTTTCCATGGTCGCGCCGATGAACCCTGACAACCTTTCCTACAACACCTTCTACCATATCTGGCAGGTGCTTTCGTACTCCATCTTCCTCGGCGCGACGATGTTCTCCACGCGCCCCGATTCGGAGATTACGGCTGCTCAGGCAACTTACACTGGCGTCACGCTGCAGGACGCTGCAGGCAACACTTCTTCGACCATTCAGCCTGGCGAGGAAGTGCAGCTTATCGCCAAGGTCACTGGCACGAATTCGCCCAATCAGGCCGTTGTTTACTCCATCAAGGCGTTCAACGGTCGCGGCGCTGTGCAGACGTTGCCTGCAGAAATGTTCGTTGATTCGAACGGCGTTTTCCATTCTGGCAACTGCCACGATATCGACAAGGTGACTATTGCCGCAACGTCTGTGGCCGATTCGCAGTACCAGGCGCTTTATACCGTCACCGTCGCAGGCGCTACTTATATGACGGCGCTCGCGGGCGCGGCAGTCAACGTCAAGGTTGGCACGAACGCTACTTCCGCTTTGACGTGGACCCCTTCGGGCGGCACCGACAAGAGCTATGAAGCCTACAGCGCAGACGATTCGATTGCGACCGTCGCGAACGTGGCAGACGATGTTCTCACCGTCTCGGGCATCGCCGAGGGCTCTACCTCCATCGTTCTGGTGGCGAAGGGCGGAGACCCGACCAAGCCAAACGTTGTCGCGAAGGTGACCGTGACCGTTACCGCGTAAGCTGTGTGATGGCTTATAATGAGGGCTGTTCGCAAGAGCAGCCCTTTTCTTTTAAGGAGGATATATGCCAGACATTCCCCAGGTTTTGACCCCGAACACGTGGCCAGTCGGCACTGAAGTGGTTTTGCTGCAGGTGCCTTGGGACGCAAATTATCGAGATATCGTGGTTTGGGACAACCAGCAGCAGCGAGACGAGTATTTCGATTCTGCATACGCGGGAGATTCGAAGCGATGGACTTCGGCCAAATTCTCATACTTGCCGCCGAATGAGCCTATCAATATCCCTGTTCCGTATTCGGCAGCATACAAGTACAATTATGTGGTGGTGCAAAACCCCATGCAGCCCGTCGAATACGAGGAACAGCCGATACGTCTGTGCTATTTCATCACGTCCGCGAGCTATATCAATCCGCAAACGACGATGATTACCCTGCAGCTCGATGTTATCCAAACCTACCAATTCGGCGTATCCATCGACCGCCTTTTCGCAGTATCTGGACACGCGGCCATTTCCAATACGGCCATGAACCAAAGTCTTTCTGGTATCACGGGCAACACACTGCGCCGTTATTGCGATATAGACGAGGGCGTGAGTGTAGGCAACACGTATGCGATTATCGGCAAGGAATGGTTTCCGTTCACCGAGACGGACACTGGCGAGCTTGGATGGGTTATCGTAACGTCCACGGCCAATTTGGCTGCTGACCCTGGCACGATTGATTCGCCGAACCTCAACGTGGCTGACGGACAATCGGCGGACGGCTTGCCCTCGGGTTGCAATGTGTATTCCATGCGGCAAACCGTATTCAAGCAATTCATGGAAGCGTTGCAGCAGAAGTCATGGGTAGCCCAATGCATCGTATCGGTGACTACCTTCCCATCGCGCCTTTTGAGCGCAGGCCCAGAGGTTGAGCTTTTCGGAAATTCTGGCGTCATGATGCATTTCATCGGCGATACCGACGCGCTCACAGGCAAACGATATATCGAGATTACCGATGTCTATAGGAAGCTCTCTGAATGGGGCTTCGGCCAAGATTACGCAATGCAGCCGTATAAGAAGCTGCTTTGCTATCCGTATTCCGTCGTGGAGCTCACGACCTATTCAGGGAATTCAATCTTCCTTCGCCCTGAGCTTTTGTGGGGAAACAAGATTTCGCTTTTGGCCGTGTGCTGCGCCATCGCGCCATTCGCCCGAGTGGCGATGGTTCCCACGGCGTACAATTGTAACGGCTCGGACGAATCTTTAGAAACGGATACCTATCAATATATCAGGCTAGGCGATGGAAAGCCTTCTACCTGCGTCATTGACAGCGGCGACTTCCTCGATACCGCGCTTTGGCTGACGGACTTTCCGCAATTTTCCATCGTCAACAACAATTACATCACGTATATGGCTTCGACCACGAACACGCGCCAGTATCAGTATTCCAATGCAGCCTGGTCGCTCGACAAGTCGAATATGGGGGCGCAGAACGCCTACAACAACGCCATGATGGGAGCCAACACTACGCAGGCGAATTTCGACGCGTCTACTGGCGGCCTTGCCAATGCCATCGGACAGCAGGCTGTTACAGCCCCGGTTATTTCGCAGGACGGAATTGGAGGATGGGCGTCACCTTCCATCAGCGGCCTTGTAAACAGCGCCCTTGGAAACGCCATGGGCCAGATTGGCGCGAATTCATGGGGTTCCGCGCAGGATATCGTCGGCAACATGACCGGCGCTACCCAGAACGCCAACAACGTAAACCTTGCGCGGCAGGTCGCGGGCAACAATCTTAATCTAGCCAACCAGGTTAATCAGGGCGATTATGAGAACGCAATCCGTGGAATCAATGCCGCCTACCAGGACGCTCAGCTCACACCGCCATCCACGGCGGGACAGCTCGGCGGCAACGGCTTCATGTGGAAGAATGGCCTTTCGGGGTTCGGCATCGTGTATAAGCAGGCATACGGCGCGGCTTTCCAGGGCGCGTGCGACTACATGCTGCGATATGGCAACCAGATTCATCGCTATATCAATATCAAGGGCGGCATGACAAAGCTCAAAGTCATGAAGAAGTTCTCTTATTGGAAAGCGTCGGAAACGTATATCGACTGCGCCAAGGCCAATGAAGCAGAGAAAGACGTAATTCGTGGCATCCTCGAACGCGGCGTGACAGTTTGGGGAAACCCCGACGATATCAAGCATACCGAGCTCCGTCCGACTGACCAAGCCGAGTACAATGCGCCGCTGTATAATATCTCGTATTGATGAAAGGAGAGCGAATGACACCTGCAATTTTCGACCCAGCCGAATTCGTGCCGCCTGACGTCGCGTGCTTCGGCAAGCGATACACTAAGCGGTGGCAGGCTTCAGTGAAGCAATACCGCACATACGACTATTGGCGGCAGCTTTTTTGGACTGCCGCCATTTCCCGCTTCGAATGGAGCGGACTGCCCGAGGGCATGGACGCGCGATACCTTGAAACGCTTCTTTGTGGTTGGGGAAGCTTCGCCGCCACAAAGCGTTCGACCTCGGGAATCATGACGTATTGGGCAGGGCGCATGACGCCTGTAGGCAACCTCGATTTATATCGCAACCCGAACACCATCGACATTTACAGTCCTAACGGAAATCGCCAGCGCCGCCATTGCAACTATTGGTTCGACCGCTCGGGCTCAAACCAATATGGAAAGAAATGCGAGCTCATGCACCCCGATGCTGTTATCTGTTGGGACAACCTGGCGCGTTTCCCTGTGCTGCAGCTTTTGGACCGGCAGGCGCAGCGCTTGGCCGATATGGATACGACAGTGGACCAGCACGTGCGGGCGATGCGCGTGCCATACGTTTTGAGCGTGGACGAGTATTCGAAGAAGCAGGCCCAAGACATGTACAATCGAATCGATTCGGGGCAGCCTGCCATTTTCATGAATGCGAGCGGAATGCAGGCAGTGAATATCCAAGTGCTGCAGACCATGAACAAGGCTGCGTACGCTGGCAGCGATATCCTCAACGACGAATTGAAAATAGTGTCTGCCGTCTACACGATGCTCGGCATTGACAACAACGCGGCCGCTGAGAAGAAGGAACGCGTGCAGACCGCCGAGACGCTGGCGAACAACGAGCAATTCATGATTCAGCGCAATTCGTTCCTGAAGCCGCGCAAGGAGTTCTGCGAGAAGATAAACAAAATGTATGGCTGGAATTGCGACGTGAAATGGAGCGTGCCGCACATGCCGCAGACCGACGATTCGTGTTCTATCGCCGAAGGTTCGCAGTTCTTGGACAGCGGCGGGCAAATCTACCCACAGGAGGAAGCCACCAATGCTAACGTTTAACAACAACGACTTCACGACGCTCGAAGAGCATGAGTACACCTTGCGCGACGTGACGGAAGCCCTGGGCTATGACTGGGGCATGCAGGACTATCCAATCTTCGATGAATCCTACCGCGAAAAGCTCAACCGCGCGATTTGGAACCACTTCGCATACCGCCGAATCGCGAGCGATACGCCCGCAATGTTCATATTCTATTTGAACAGGCGCATGAACGAACAAATGCCCAACTACAACAAGGTGTATGAGCTAGTTCGCAGGGAGCAATTCAACCCCTTCGCGACCACGCAGGGATGGAACGACAGCGAGAGCGAGGGCAGCTCGACGGGCGTCGGCGTCGCGACCGCTTCGAGCACTCCCCAGGTTTTCTTGAACAACCCGGACGGCGAGCAATACCTCACGGGATTGAACAAGCAGACGAACGACGGAAGCCAAAAGGGCACATCCAAGACGCATTACGAGACTATCTCGGGGAGCGTCGGCAATGCCGTCTATGATATGATGGCTTCGAGTTTCGTGGCAACGGACAACCTCGTATTCGCGGCGCTGGAACCGCTGTTCATGCAGACTTGGGACGATTTGCCGATGTAAGGAGGAACAGTGCACAAGCACGATTTGGTGTATCAGAGAATCAAGCTCGAAAGCCAGGTGGAGTACATTTCGAGCGAAGCCCAGCGGGCCATGAAGATGGACGATGTGGCGATGTATAAGGCTCTCCACCAGCTCCATCTGAGCCTTATGGCCTGTTTGGCAGAAGTGGCGGAAGCCATCGACATTCTAGAGCAGCGAGAGGTGGTGAAGTGACATGTATGCGCCTTATGGGTTCACGGCTCTCACGGGCCAGAACGCGGCGAGCACGCAGGCGAAGAACTTGCAGCCTAGCATGCCTGGGTATACGGGGCTTGATTCGATGACGTTCGACCAGATGCGCACGCCAGAAGACCAAATACATTGGCTGTATCTGTACGCGTCCACGCTCGATATGAACACGCTCGACGTCGATACGGCGCAAGCCATGATTGACGCTTCTGCGGAAGCCCTCAAAGCATACGCAGACGCACAAAACAACGAACTGCGTTATTACGTGGATGCGCAGGACGTGGCAATCAAGGTGGACGTTGATACCAAGTACAACCACCTGCTTCGGCTTATCAACCAGCTCGCAGAATTCCCGGGCACGGTATTCGACCCGACGTACGGCGATATCAGGCCAATTAAAATCGTCTGCGAGCGCATCTACGACTTCGACCGAATATTCGCGAGCCCTGCTGGCGAATACGACGCCAAGGAGCTTACGGCCGCAAGCTACGACGGCCTGGGCGTGGAAGCGCGCGAATACGATGTGGCTTTCGCGCTTATCACGTATGAGGAGGAACAATGACGAGGGCAGTAGGAAACGGCATGATTCAAACGCTCGCGAACGCCATCGGAACGGGAGCGGTGGGGAAGCTCGCGAAGCAGGTCGCAGGGCTTTCAACGGATATGGCGAACATCAAGACGCCCGATAAAGGCTCGGGCCTTATGTTCAATCCCGACACGGGAAAGCTCTATATCCCATGCGGAAACGGCGTGACCGTGAATAAGAACACGGGGATGCTTGAAGTCCCGATTGGCGATAACCTTCGCTACACAGGCAGCGGCTTGGACGTTCCCGACGCGGCCGAGACCACTGCGGGCGTCGTGAAGCTGACGCATGTGGTGAGCAACCGAGACGATGGGGAATGGGCTATCACGGCTGATGGCGTGTATGCATATACGCCGGGGTATAACACGAAAGCTGTAGATGTAAAATCTATGGTTACCTTGGTGAACGGAATTGCCCATATGGCTCAAGTGGCTGGGGGCGTGTTATTCCTCGAAATCGTTAAGGATGAAACATGGGCGAAAGGCGAACTTGCTATCACATTGAATGGGTATGGGACTAACGGCAATTTTGTGTATTACGGGGGCATCGCAGGGTACGACGGGGATACACCAAAACAGTGCACATTTAATTGTTCAAATATAGGTGGTTCAATACAATTAGCACCGCAACAGGCCATTGTGGAAAGAAAGCTGCATATATCCATCCCAGTTTATAAACTTTAAGGAGTAAAAATGTCTCACACGAATGAAACCATCAATTACAATCTGCCGCAGTTCGTGGACACCGACCAGCCCACGTGGCTTGGCGATTTCAACGGCACGATGCTGTTCCTTGACACCGCTGTGCATAACGCCGCGACCAAGGCCGACCAGGCAGTCAAGGACTTCGCCACGCTCAACCACACCGTTGAGGGCCATACCACGCAAATCGAGCAGCTCGAAACCGATACGGGCAACCTCACTACGACCGTGAGCGGCCTGGAAGAGAAGGTAGCAGACCATACCGCGTCCATCGCCGAGTTGCACGAGGGCTTGGACTCGCTGGAGAATGCCACGAAATACGATGGAATCACCAATCACGTTACCAACGCGGCCGCGCTGTTCCGCACCACGGGCAACTACGACCGCCAAGGCGGCTGCCCGTGCGGAGACGATTTGTACGCAATCTATGGATATGGTGGGGGCGTATCCCAAGTCACTTTGTATAAGGTGAGCACAGGAACCGTAGTGGCTACCTACAACGTCGGCGATACGGAATTCCATGGCAATGGCATGAGCTATTACAATGGAGAGCTTATCTTGGCTGGCAGCTCTGCGACCTCGAAGGGCAGCCAAATTTATTTCTTCCAAGTCACGAACAGCTCCATCACGCTCACGAAAACCATCAGCGCCGCTCAATTCGGCCTTGGCGCGTGCTGGGGCTTCGGCCATTACAAGGATACCGACAACGAGTATTACTGGGCTACCGACTATTTGACGAACTTCTATTACGTCAACAAAGCATGCACCGTTTCGAGCAAAATCGGAAGGGTATATCTACCGAGCAGCGCGGGCCAGGAATACTCCACGCAGCAGGGTTGCAGCTATTCGAAGGAATACTCGGTATTCTTGAGCTGCCGTTCGAACTGCATCAACGTATTCACGGACAAGCTGCAATACATCAAGACGATTCCCATCGACGAGACGTTGGGTTTCGTTTGGCGCGAGGAAATCGAACAGGCCACCATCTACGGCGGAAAGCTTTGGCTGCATAACAACCCGATTGCGACCACGGCATACACTGACAACCATGTAGGCTGCGTTTGGAGCGTTGACGTTGGTACCGAAATGCCGAAGGGCTGGGGCGTTGGCGATTACAATTCCAATTTCGCCATCGTATTCGACGGCGCTACGCAGGTACCCACTTCGAGCGACGGCAACCCCAACAAGCGGCTCACAGTCGGCTACATGCAAGACGTGTCGGCAGTGCAAGCGCAGCTCGGTAACCTCCCGTACAATGTCAGCATTGAAGCATCGTCGAACGACGTCCTTGTGATTCAGGAACACTCGCAAATCAACGCGAACCAAAAAACCTGGGCAGGCATCTACGCGCTCGCCGGCTACACCATCTACAATGCAACAGAGCTATACAAAAACCTGAAAAACGCCCGCTTCGGGTCGCTTTTCTCGGGAGTGTCTAACATTACTTGCACGCTTTACACCGAATTCCCGAGCGGCATCACAAGCGGTGGTAAAAAGGTAGCCGAAATCTATGGCGGAACGCTTCAAGTTCGAAATAGTACGAGCGTTACCAACATCAAGGCCCTTGATACTACGCGCTCATACGCGATTTGGGGAATCGAGTAGCCATGCTGCGGTTCATCGACATATCGAACTGGCAGAGAGATATCAATCTCCCTGCCCTTCTCCCCAATGTGGACGGGGTTGTTTGCAAGGCCACCGAGGGCGCGACGTTCGTAGACCCATACTGCGACGGCTGGGTTCAGCGATGCATCAACGCGGGCAAGCCCTGGGGCTTCTACCACTTCGCAGGCAACAACGGAGCATTTGAGGAAGCATCGTCTTTCGTGCGTAAATGCCAAGGATATTTTCGCAACGGAATACCTATCCTCGATTGGGAGGGAAACCAAAGCGTCGGATGGGTGAACGCATTCGTGGGCAAGGTTCATTCACTCACTGGCGTTTGGCCATGGATATACGGCAACCCCTGGCGCTTCAACCAAGGCGGAGTGGAACCGAACTGTGCCAGATGGATAGCGGAGTACCCGGCTGTTACCTCCCCGAGCTTTGAACAGGCTGAAAGCTGGAACTGCCCTGAAGCCAAAGGCAATGTGGTCGCATGGCAATTCTGTTCGGATGGGCGGGTGAGCGGCTATAATGGAAACTTGGACTTATCGCTGTTCTACGGCACCGAGAAGCAGTGGAGGGCTTATGCATTGGGCGGAAATCCTAGCCCTGATTCTGATATATCAGTGCTAGAGAATGATGCGTACAAAATCACGATTGAAAGGAAATGACATGGATTGGCATATCACCGCTTTCGCACTGGGGTTCATAGCCCTGGATTTGCTCACGGGCTTCGCGCAGGCCGTGGCGAACAAAACGGTAAATTCTTCGAAGATGCGCGACGGGCTTTGGCACAAATGCGGGTTCGTCTTGACCATGCTTTTAGCAGCCCTTATCGAATGGGCGATGCAATACATCGATTTGGGGTTCACGCTGCCGCTGTTCGTCCCCGTGTGCGTGTTCATCATGCTCACTGAGATTGTGAGCATCTTCGAGAATATCTGCGAGCTCAGCCCCGAGCTTGCTGGCTCGAAGCTTGCGCAACTTTTCAACATTGACGTAAAATAGAGCAGTCGTTATACGACGCATATCTATCCACGAACCCGCAGGAATCTGGTAAGCACTGCGGGTTCACTTGTATTTGGAGACGAAATGGCCTGGACTAAAGAGCAGCAGCAATATACCGAGTACGTCATATGCACCGTCGAATCAGGATGCGACTATGCGAGCGTGAACATGAGCGACCCCATCACGCTCGGCATCGGCCAGTTTTACGGCGCGAACGCATGCGCCCTCATGGAAAAGCTCAAATCCGATGCGCCAGAAAGCTACACCAAGCTTAGCAGCCGACTGCGTAACGCAGTGGACACCCATCCATCGAGCGAGTGGAATTGGTGGAGCAGCTTTTACCTTTACAACGACGATGCGAATTCGTGGGTAGCTTCTGCGCAGGACGCCGCGAATCACAAGGTACAGGACGAGTTTTTCATGAACTGGGTATTCGGAACAGGCGAAGCATTCTCGACGCTCGAAGGATGGGGCATGGACACGAGCAAGGTGAGGGAAACCATTTTCATGTTGACCGTGTACCACCAGCGGCCAGCGAGCGCGAACCAGATTTTAGCCAACATCGGCGGCAGCAGAAGCCTGAGCGAGTACCTGTCGGCCACGCTCAACACGTGGCCCGTGTCGGGATACTCTAATCGCTACAACAAAGCGTATGGACTGCTCAATTCGTGGGACGGCACATCCGCGCCGCCCGATTTCGGGCAAAGCGATTACACGCCTGGCAACAATCCTGATACCAACGGCCAGGCTTCGAGCAGCGTGGGACGTATCGAACAGGTGGGAAACGACTTGATAGTATACGGGAAGATGGGCAACGGAGACAGGCTTGTATGCCACAACACAGGCAATGGCGTGTGGCTGCCGCTTCGCAATGCATCGGCTCCCGAATATCCCGGCACGGGCGGCGGCGGCTCGACAGGCGGCGGCACCGAAGAATTCAAGAAGATGAAAGCCCTATGGGAAGCCAACAAAGGCAAGTTCCAATACGCCCAAAGCGCAGGACGCCTGGAGCCTGACGTGAGCGGGTTCACAGACTGCTCGGCGTGCATTTGGTGGGCCGCGAACAAGGTCACGGGCGGCAAATACAATTGGCTGGGCACGTCAACCTACACGATGCGCACGACCGCGACCAAGATTTGCGACGGAATACAACGCGAGCTCATGAAGCCCGGAGACTTGATTCTCATGTACAACCAGTACGGCGAGCATGTGGGATGGTACTGGGGCGATGGGGTCGCGTGGGGAGCAGGCTCAGCGCCGTGCCCGAAGGTGGAAGCCGACCCGGTGGAGGATTATAATAACTGGGGTTGGGGTTTGATGATTTATCGATTTTTGGAGGACTGATGGGTGGCATCCCTAAATGGGCCCGATGGGACCCGAGCAACTTGATGGGCGCGAAATGCCCTGTGCGCCTGTGCACGGGCCCTCGAAGCCTGGGCAAAACGTACGCCATGAAGAAGCAGGGCATAAAGAGATACCTTGAAAAGGGCGAGACGTGGGCATATATAAGATACAACGATGCGATGATTGAGAGAATCTTGCGCAGCCCCGAAGGCTTTTTGTCGGATATCGAGAGAAACAATGAGTTCCCCGGTTACACCTTCCGTATGAATGGACGCATGATGCAGGTTTCGAAGAAGCCTGCGAACGCTACCGAGAAGTGGAAGCCGAAGTGGGAAAACCTAGGCCAAATGTACGCATTGACCTCATTCGATTCATACAAAGGCACCACGGCGGCGAATTGCACGCTCATGGTACTCGACGAGTTCATCAAGGAACAGAAGAACGTACCATATCCCTCAGGCTGCGTGGACATGCTCATGAATATGTGGGAGACATTCGACCGCCGCGAAAACCGAGTTATACTCGTCGGCCTGGCGAACAACGCCAACCTTGTTAACCCGATATTCAGAGCTTGGAATATCACACCTATTCCCAAGGGTTCATCACGCTATTTCAAGGTGGGAAACAGCCACGTATACTATGAGAACGCTTTTTGCGCAGAGTTCGAGAAGTATTCGGCGCAATCCAATATCGGCATGTTCACGGCAGGCTCGGACTATGCAGAATACGCCCAGCAGAGCGAGTTCACCAACGCCACGGGGCTGTTCGTGAAGAAGCGTCCCAAAGGATGCGACTGTATCGTAGCTATGAAGTTCAAAGGCATCCCCTTTGCCGTCTGGCAGGACTTCCACACGGGCAACGTTTTCATTGACCGAAAGCCGCCGCAGAATAAGGCCATTGCCGTTCTAACGCGGCACGACATGACGCCAGATACCCGTCTAATCGAACGCACGGCACCGCTTATTAAGTTCGCCATGAGAAGCTACTCCCAGGGCGAATGCTACTTCGACAGCGACGCCACGCGCGAAATGTGGTTGGATATGCTCGTCATGTGCGGATTGAAATAGGAAAGCCCGTCTAGTGACGGGCTTTCCTTTTAATACTTCAAAAACTCGTGCTTCATTGTCGTAAAACAACATCTCTCGTATTCTGCGAGATATTCGTCACGAATTTTATCCAGGCGTTCCCAAATTTCATCAGCAGTTGCGCCAGACGTGCGAAGTTCGTATAATGCCTGCGAAATTATGCCTGAATAACGCGCTTCCAGTTCATCAAATTCATCAAACGTTTTCATGCGTCTACTCCAAACTCAAAACGTTGCCTTCTACACGTACGCGATAAAGTCTATCGAGGGCAGCGGCCTTGCACGCGTTTATGGCGTCGCCGATATCCTCAAACCCAAAATCGAATGAAATCAAAATTCCCTCTTCGCCCTTAGTTAGAACGTAACCATACATCCGAGCGTATGTGCGTGCAAGCCAGGGGTCTAGTTCAGAATTTTCTTGCGTTACCTCTCCAGTTTTGACCGAAATAATTTGGCCTGAAAAAGCGTTTTCTACACGCAACTCGCGTTCTACGGTCAGTTTCATATCAACGCTTCCTTTCTATCGCAACTACTTGGTTCGGGTGTATCATCCGGTTGTGCCCGTTGGTTCTAACAGCGTACTTATCTCGGGTGAAGCCTGTTATCGTCCCTTGGGCTATCTCATACCACGTCATGCGATACGAGTGCTGTGGCACGAGCCAATATATTCGACCACCAATTATTCGGTCGTCGCCCGTTTGGATAAACGTGCAAGTGCGAAACTCGTGGATTATTTTCTTCCATAGAATCGAGCGTTCTACGGGGTTGGTTGCAGTGGCGAACTCTGCCAGGTATTTGTTCACGATTGCAGAGCGTTCGACCGGTAGAATTATTTGATGAACCATATTAATGCCTTTCTATTCGAGCATATCTTTAATAAGCATGAGCAGTACCACAGCTGCAGCGGCTAGCGCGATTATGGATACAATCATGAAGACACAAACGAAAATGGTGTATAGAAACTGCATGGTATTCCCTTCTAAACGACACCCATACATAAGAAGAAAAACGCTAGCGCGAGAAGTTTTGTGTTCTCGGTTTTCCAAAACCTGGCGATGAACGCCAGGAAGAGGATAAGAAAAAGGGTTTGGAGTAGTTGCATAGTCAGCCTACTATCTCACCAGATACCCATATCAGGACCGAACGGCTCATTATATTTCGCTTCATGAGCCTTAACGTATGCGTCATAAAACGCTTGTGGCTCGCATGGTGACATTTCGGAATGCAAACGTTCCCGAATATCCTCGTCCATATAGCCGGCTACGATATCGAGGTCGATAAATCTACCACGGTAGTTTTCAACTAGTTTCATATCATTTCCTTTCGGTCGGTTTGCGTTGCGCCGTATAGGCTACAACCTGGACACGTGCGCACGTGTCCAGGTTGTAGCCTGCCAGGTGGCAGGCTGGAAGTTACTTAATGAGCTCGAAGGTGTTCGCATCAATTATAAATTCGACATCATCAGGCGAGCCACCAAACGCCACAACAATATAAGGGCGCTCGACTTTTGCAACCGTGTAAACAGCAGGCCAGCAGCCTAACAGGGTACGGCACGCTTCCTTAATGCCTAAACCCTTTAATCTCCAATAGTTTTCTGCTTCTTGAATGCCACTCGTTGCAGCATCGTGGCGGTTCGACTCACAAAAAGCCAACTCGGAAGCGACATTTTGCACCATCTCCGATGTAATTTCATTTTTCATGATTAAACCCTTTCGTGTGCGTGTGTGTGTGTGTGTGTGTGTGTGATTAAAGGCGAATCCCCTGCGAGTATGCGAAATCGTATACATCGAAAACGGCTTCACGCGGGCATGTGCTCGAGAACAGCCAAGAAACGAATTTCTCTGCTGCAACACGCGGATTATAACGGCCATCGTATATTTCACGCTGCCAGCTTTCGCCAGATACCGGGGTAAAACGAACTGCATTACCCACGCCATCAGAATACAGTTTGAACTTGCAACCGTCGCAAGGCGGAACGGTTTCGTTTGCATAGTTTACAAGGTCCTGCAAG